TAGTAGCTGCTGAAATACCGCTACTTTCTCGTCCTGCGCTAGTATTTTCACTAGGCGCGCGTATAACTCGTCGCTAATTATTCTCATGTGGATATAGTCATTTTTTCGAGGAAATAAAAAACCCCGCGGGAAGTGCGGGGCGTTGTTTTAATCTGCTATTTGCAAATCTATTTTTTTTCGGTCGGCGTCGGTGAGTTTTTCGCCTTTTATGATTTTCTCGGCGATTGCGATTTTATCGTCCAGCGAGGCGGGCGCGTTTTCTATCGCTCCGGCAAGATACGCGGGCGCGCCCTCTGTCGTTACGAGGTCGTCGAGATATATTTCTTTTTTTTCTTTGTCCGTGAGTTTATCCCACACGGCTTGTAAAAAGTTCTCCGGCTTTTTCATTTTGTCCCCTCAAATTATTGAGTATATACTCGGCGTTACTGTCGAGCGCGTCCACAAGTTCCGGCTCATACTTACGCAATAGCGCGATAAGTTCCGGGTTGGTAATAGATAGGCGCGTATAGTTCGCCCATATTTCCGCCGCTTGTTTCGCATAGTTACCGCTAAAATACGATAAGCCGTGCCCGAATGTAACTACGCGCCGGCTCTGATACATTCCGCCGCTAAGTGCGTCGTATATATCCATGAGCGCCTCGACGCCGCCGTATATATCGCGCTCCAAGAGGTCGGCCTCGAGTAACGCAGCTTTGCGCATTTTTTTATATTGTTTGTAGTATGCGCTATATGTCAGACTCCTATTATTGTATTGTTCGCCGAGTTTTGCAAGGTTTTTGTTTAATACGTCAATTAGTGTATCTCGGGCGCCCTTTGCCGCTTTTACTTTCGCCTCGAAAAGTTCCGCGATTTCCTGCGGTATGTCGCCGGCGGTATATTTTACGGTTTTCTTTATTGCCTCGGTTACTTTAATAAAACTTGCTTGTCCGTTTACGCCGGAGTTTGCGCCCAGCGTGTCGAGCAAGTGGCCGATTTCGTGAATATTCGTGCCGCCCTTGCCGATAATATGCGGGTCGTTTTTAGCGAGTTTATTTATAACGAGCCGGAGTTCGCCGTTTGAATAGTGCGCGAGTTCGTGGCCGCTCTGCGCGTTGCGTATTGTTACGTTACCGGCCATGCTTGAATTATTCATAAGATTAAATAATTCTTTTACGCGGTTGTCGGCGTTTGGCTGTGCGTTCATATAGCGCACTAATTCGGCCGTGCTTTCGGTGTTTATTTTGTTTCGAGTAAATGCGCTCGTAAAGCCGTTTATATTTACGTCTACGTTTTTACTTGTCGGCGCGGCTTTCTGTGGAGTAGGCGCAGCGGCGGCCGTTTTCGGTGCTGCTGGTGTCGGTGTTTTCTGTGGCGCTTTCGGCAAAATTGCCCGCGGCTGCTTGCCGTCTATCGTGCCGACAAACTCCCGCGCCGTGTCGCGTGCTATGCCGGTCTGCTTTGTGAAGTCGCGCGCCCTCTGCTGCCACTCGCCGATTTTCGCGCGTGCTGCGGTGTTATCTACGCCGCCGGCCTCTTGTACGATTGCGCGCCGCTTGTACTTGCGGACGTTGCGCTCCATATAGCGCAGCTTTTCCTCGGCGTCGTAGCGTGTCATTTCCTTGCCGTCATACGTTACGGTCTGCTTTGCCATTTCGTCGAGGTCGTCCGTTGTGTAATGTTTCTCGAGCCCCTCGAAGTATGGATAATATGAATGTCGGCAATTTATGCCGCAAATGCCGTCGATTGTGCCGAGGCCGCAAACTGAAAACGGCGGGTATTTGTTACTTGATCCCGATAGCGAGAATATTTTCCCTTGCCATGCCTCATGGCTCGGGCGCGCGCCTATGTGTGCGGACGTTTCCACGAGGTCGCAGCCCAGCGCGTCGCAATCGTCCATTGTGGCGGCGCTGGCGGTCTGATTTACGCCGGTTAATACGTTCATGCGGACGGCGGCCTCTATGCTAAGATTTACGGGGCGGCCGTTGCGGTAATAAACGCTCGTTACGCCCTTTTCTGCGAGGTTGTCGCACGCGCTTTTCATGGCGGCGTCATAATCAAACGCGCCGCTTGTTACTTGCATATACGCGGCGTTTGCCTGCTGTACGAATTGCTGCTCGGTTGTGTATGCGGTTGTGAGTGTAAGTCGCGATAGGTCGGAGTGTGTTTTCTGTATGCCCGCGAGCATAGCCTGCGCGTTTATATCGCTTACGCCGTGGCCGAGCGCGTCCTCGAAAATGCGGTTATTTGCCCGGGCGTTTTTAATCATGGCGTCGTTATAAATCGCTTTTATTTCGCGCTGTATTTTCGGGTCGTATTTTCTGATTATGCGGGCGACGTCTTTTTTAAGTGCGCCGGTTTCTGCCAGCATAGCCGCCTGCCACTTGCTCGCCTCGGTTATCTTTCCGAGTTTCGCAATACGGCGCGCCATGTCTTTGAGTATGTCGGCCTCGAGCTGCGCGTATATGTCCGCGATTTCGTCGCTTAGGCCGTCGAGGTAACGCGGCGATAACATTACCACGCCCCCCGGATAATACGCGCCGCAATAATAAAGCGGTGGCGGAGCGGGAGCGCGTTCACGGCTTTTTTAATCGACTGATAAAGGCCGTTTGCCATGTCGCTAGTGTTTTGTTTTATGCTTTTCTTAATTTTGTTATGTGCGCTCATAATAAAAACCCCTCTAGGAATTCAATAGCGCGCTCGTAGCGCGTCCGTTTGCCCTCGGTGGTATAATTTCACTACCGAGGCGTTTTACGTGCGTTATACGCAAGATTTAAGCCAAACCGAACGGCGCGGCAAGTTCCGGCTCCGGCGGTACGTTTGCCTTTGCGGTTGCCTCGTCCTCGCCGTAGAAGTCGCGGCGATATTCCCATTTATTGAGCACGCCCGCGCTTACTTCCTGCATAGCCATTTGTTTAGCCGCTGTTATGTCTTTTCGTGTTTGGTCGTCGTTCCACTTGATTGTATAGAGTTCGCCCGCGTCGCTGCGTGGAGCGCCCGCCAGCTTGTAGGCGCGTGCCATGTACGCGAATACCTCGGCGGCGTCTGCATACTTGGCGGCGATTTCGTCCTCTATGTCGTCTACGATTGCGTAGAGTTCCTGCCGTCCGCCCGAGTACTGTGTAGCGGTCTGCTGCACTTGCTCGGCGTCGCTTATAGTGCCCTTGCCGAGGTTGATAGTCTGCTCTATGCGCTTGAATACAGTTTGTAAGTATTTTTCCTGCGCCTCGGTGCGCAGCTCCGGCGAGTATTCGTGTATCTTGTCGTTATTGTCTACGCCCGAGCCGTCAATCTTTACAACGAGTTTGTTTAATGTCTTTGTGCTGATTGTTTTCTCGATAAGTGTATTGCCGTCGCGGTCTTTTTTCTTGCGGTCGGCAAACATATCGCGGTCGGCAAATACGCGCTTTTCGCCTGCCTCTTGTTCCCAATCCATGCGCGCGAATTGCTCGTCGGCTTTCTCGATAATCTCGATTGCCGCGTCGATAAGAGCAACGGGAGTATTTGAGCCGTCAATGTTATTTGTAACGCTAGATCTAAACTCGACAATCATAGGGCGGCCGCAATCTTCCCACACGTAGTACGGCGTGAGGTCTGCGGTTGCGCTGCATGATGTGAGCGAGGTTTCCCGGAGTGTGCCGTTTTTGTCCTCGTAGAGTTTTACAGTTACGGCGTGGCTCTTGCCGTCGAAGTCGTGAGTTTCTGCGAGGATAAAATCGCGCTTTCCCTCGTCCATGCGTTTGAGAATAATTGCGCCGGTGAGTGTGCCGTCGAAGTCGTATTTAGTCGGCAAGTAGTTGCCGAGCGGGAGTAGTTCATATTGCAGCTTTCCGGCCGCGTAGATAGGGCGCAGAAGTCCAGCGCCGCGGAGTGCGATATTTTCTACAATGCGCCCCACGTTCTTGTTAAGGTGCTTTAATGGCTTTTCGAGCGTTTCGTTTTTTACGTCGAGCCCGATTTCACGCTTTACGAAATAGTTTAAGCGCCCCGCAATCTGCGGGAGTATTCCACACGCGGGCGCGTCTTTGTTCCACGGCGCAGCGCCTGCGGCCATGTCCGCCCATAGTTCAATATGGCGGTACATTTCGGAAGTGATATTTGTATTTACGCCGGTAATTTCCTCGACTGTCTGCGTATGAAAATATTTTAAGATGTTCATAAAAAAGCCCCTTATTTTTTCAAACATATTTTGTGTCCTCGTATGCCGTTATAGTCATTTTTACGCGCCAGCGTGCCGCCACTCGTGCTCGCTTGCGTAGCGTGTTAGCGCTATAAAGTGGTCGGGCTGCCCCTCGGGGTAGCCCTCTAATATTTCGCCGGTGCGCTTGTCGATTTCGTACTCGTAAAGGGTAAACTCGTCGGCAGCGTGTGGCGCGCGTTTGGCGTCGATTACGATAGCGCGTAAACCTTGCAGCCACTTGTAGCCGGCGTCGCGTGATTTCGGGCCTTTAATTGCGCCTCGCATATTTGCGCCCCACTCGCGGAAGTCTGCCACGCTCTTAGGCTCTGCGCTGTCGGCCGTTATTCTGTCCTCGTAAATGCTCATGCCCTGCGCTTTCATGTGCTCGGCCGTTTTATCAAACGCCGCAAGGTTTTTGTGTTTCCACAAATATAATTCGTCCCACACGTAAAGCGTATTTGTACGTATGTCGTAGTGCATTGAGCCGTAGGCGTATGGGTCGGGATAATAACCCCAATCGACGCCCTGCCACGTTGTTTCCCAGCTCTTGATAGTGTCCGCGGTGATTTCCTCGAGTTTGACATTCTCGAATACAGTTCGGCCGGTGCCGGTCGCTTTGCCGAGGTACACGTTTTCGTATGCGCGGTAGTTGTGCGCTTTTAATGTTTCTATGTCGTGGAGTATTGCCTCGCCGAGCCACTCGCGCGGTATGTCGAGGTAAGTAGTGCGCAATATCATACGGCGCGGGTCGTCCTCGCGTTCCTCTGCGTTACACCAATGTCGTATAGCGCTCGGCGGGTTGTAACTCTCGAAAGTGTAGAAACGTGAGCCGCCGCGGAGTGCCGATATTTTCACGTTGCGCAAGTCGTCGGGATCAAGTTCGGTTTTTTCCTCAACCCACAATATGCCGATATAGCCGCGCGCTACTTTAATCGACTTTAATTTCTCCGGGTCGTCGAGCCCTGCAAACATGATGTATTGTTCCGAGCCGTCGCGCCGTATGTAGACAATCGGCAGCGCTGCGAGTTTGCTTTTCGGGATTTTAAAGCCGGGCGTTTTTCCGTTGCTGCGCGGTAGGTGCAATTTATCGATAGCCCACACGATTTGCTCAAATACAGATTGCCGCAGCGTCTTAGAGTAGCGGCGTATTACAAGCGCGTTGAGAAACGGAAACATAACGATAAGCAGCACGACACAAAGCGAGATAAACGACGATTTACACGACGCGCGCCCGCCCGGAAACGTCCAGCGCTCGTGTTTCGGCTCTGCTGCGAATATGTCATTAAATGCGCGGT